AACAAAAAAAGCGCCCCCCCACCACAAAAAAAAACCCCTGCCCCCGCCGATAAAGAAAATCTAAACGCCGTTAAAGAAAATTTTAACGGCGATGCAGAAATTTTTGAACCGCCATATAATGTATGCGCGCGTAATAATAATACAAGCCAAAAAAATTACAAGCTATTAAAATTACAAGCTAATAACCCCCTACCCCCTAAGGACGTTTCGCTACCTGACTTCATTGATCCAAATCTTTGGCAAGAATATCTAGCCTACAAGAAAGAGCGACGAGAGAAACTAAGCACTAAGGGTATCGAGATGAAATTTAGCGAGTGGGCTAAATGGGCGAGCGAGGGCATAGACGTCAATGCCTGCATACGTGAAGCTATGGCAAACGAGTGGCAAGGGGTCTTTAAGCCAAAACCAACCTACAACAAAGCGCAAAGTGGGCTTAGCCTAAGCGTAGAGGACGTAAGGCGTTTTGGTGGCGATGTAAGCTACTACCTCGAGAGCACGAAAGAAACGAACCAAATAGCTACCCAAAACGTGGCATATCTTGAAAACAAGGAGCCGTTTTAAATGAACCGCATACAAACGATCAAAGAAGCGCTTGGCATAAATGAAACTCAAGCACTAATCACAGCAGAGCTTTTAAAACCGCTAAAAGATGAGGATATTATCCCATTTTTTGCGTATAGGACAAGCTTTATTCAACCGAAACAGTCAAGCGAGCTAATCACAAAAAACGCCGTGGCAGCTTTTAGAAAGCAAAAGGCGCTAGAAGCGATCAAAGAGGGCAAATTTAGCTTTAAAAATATCGAGCAGTTGGTAGAGTTTGTAAAAACCTTTTTTCGCAATGAGAGGCTTTGCTATGGAGCAACCTACAAAGATTTTGTGATCATCGGCGTAGATGAATACGGCAACCTAATCAACCACTACCACATAAACCAAGCAGGTAAGCCAGTGCAGCTAAGCAGTGATGACGAGGCAGAGGTTTATGCGTGGCTCTTTAAAAATCAAAAGCGTATCGGCGTAATCAAATACGTGAGTGAAAGAGAAGTGAAAGAGAAAGAAAAAGAGCAAGAGAAAATAGAAGCGGCAAATAATGCAAATTTACTCCCAGCTGATCCAGACGCACCGCTAAAAATGAGCGATGAAGCAAGAGCAAGGCTAAGAATTGGGCTATCTGCTCTTGCGTTAAATTTTGCAAAAAGAGCGTGAGATGAAAGCCATATATATCACAATCGCCGAAAGCGGAGCTAGCATAATCGCAAAGGTAGCAGACGAAAACAAAAAGATACTTGATAGCTTTGAGGTAAGTCGCAAGGACGCAAGCGGAGTGCTTGAAGTAATGAGAAAGTGGAACGAGAAGCACAAGGACGATAAAGCAAGGGGGCTATTTTGAGACTAATACGAAGCAAAAACAGAGCCTACCAACTAAGACTACTTGAAGCATATCCACTTTGCCAAATATGTGAGGAGCAACAAAGCATAGAGTGCCACCACGTAAGATATGGCAGGTTTGGAGCAGATAAAGACGATAGCAAGCAAATAGCCGTTTGTAGGGAGTGCCATCAATGGTGTCACGCACATAAACACGAGAGTATAGAAAAATACGAGGAGGTAGCTGATGAAAATTGGCAACGGTTTAGCGATTGTTAGGAACAAATATGGCAACAAAAAAACCAAGGGCTTTGATAGTGCTAAGGAATGGCGTAGAAACCAAGAATTAGAAGCCTTACAACGCACTGGCGAGATAAGCGAGCTAAACCGCCAAGTGCCGTTTGTGCTAATGCCAAGCTACACAATAGCAGATGAAACTACCAAGCAGGGCTTTAGAACGATCCGCGAGATCAGATACATAGCGGACTTTACCTATCGCCTTAAAAATGGCAAAAGGATAATAGAGGACGTTAAGGGAATGCAGACGGAAGTATTTAAAATCAAGCGAAAGTTACTAGAGAGAAAAATAGCCCTTGGAGTGATAGAGGGCGAGTTTAGGATTTATTGATGCCTAGAACAATTATAACTTCTGAGCAATGGGCTAAAGCAAAAGAGTATTTCGAAATTGGATTAAGCCTATCAGACATAGAAAATAGAACTGGTATAACAAAAGGGGCGATAAGCAAGAAAAGCACAGCCGAGAAATGGCAAAGAAACGATGCAAAGAAACGTTTATTATCCCAAGTTGTCGAAGTAGCTACAACTAAAGAAACAATTTTGGAAACGCCAGTTTCTATTGAGGTGCATAACGAGCTAGTGAATGAGAAGACTAGGCATTTGCTCTATTTTCAAAACGCAGCACTCAGAAACCAAAAGAAAGCGGACGAGATGCTAGAGATGAGCGATAGGATAGCAGACGTTGAAGCTCACAGCAGGATAACAGCAAGGAACAAAGAGACCGTGCTAGGACGTGAGGCTGAGACTGTGATTAATAATGCAAACGTGCAAAGCGAGCAAAAGATCATAATCGAGCGAAAGGAATTAAAAGGCGATGAGTGAAGCAACGCTAAGCCTAACCTATACGCCGTGGCAAAAAGAAGTCTTTTTTGAAAATACTGCACGCTTTACCACAATAGAAAAAGGGCGCCGTGTAGGATTTACCAAGGGCATCGCAAACGCTACGATCGAGTGGCTACTAGAAGGCAAAAAAGTGCTTTGGGTAGATACTATCACGTCAAACCTACAAAGATATTATGAACGCTATTTTTTACCTGAATTAAAAGCCTTGCCAAAAGAGTTATACAAATTTCACGCTCAAGACAAAAAGCTAAGCATCGGCGAGGGCTACCTTGATATGAGAAGTGCAGAACGCCCAGAAAACATTGAGGGCTTTGGCTACGATATAGTGATATTAAACGAGGCAGGAATAATCTTGAAGGACGCCTATCTTTGGGACAACGCTATAAGAGCAATGTTATTAGATAACCCAAAATCAAGAGCATTTATAGGCGGCGTGCCAAAAGGCAAAAACCGCTTTTATGACCTTGCCAAACGTGGAATGAGTGGCGAGAAAGACTGGGTAAATTTTCAAATATCAAGCTTTAATAACCCACTACTAAAAAAAGAACAAATAGACGAAATGGTGGCAGAGCTTGGTGGTATAGATAGCGACGTAGTGCGACAAGAGATATACGGCGAGTTTTTAGATACTACCTCAAATGTGCTGTTTAACCTTGCGCTCATTGAAAACGCGTTTAGTACGCAGATGTCAAACGAAAAGGCGAATATTGTTTGGGGGCTAGACGTGGCACGTGAGGGAGACGACGAAAGCGTGCTTTGTATTAGGCAAGGTTATGACATCACAAACTTTTACACATTTAGGCTTGATAGTGTGACAGCTTTAGCAAGGGAGATTTTTGGCATATATGAGAGAAGCGAGAATAAGCCAGACGCTATTTTTATTGATAGTGTGGGCGTTGGTGCTGGCGTGTTTGATACTCTAGTGGATTTTGGCTTGCGTGGCATAGTCAGAGAGGCAAAATTTTCATACAAAGCTACAAACGAAAAGCTTTATGCAAACAAGAGAGCAGAGGCTTATTTTACACTCAAAGAGAAATTTAGGCTACTTAGTATCGTGCCAAACGACAAGCTCAAAAAGCAACTTAGCACTATTAGTTTTTATTATGACAAAAAAGAGCGCTACTTGCTCTTGCCAAAAGAAAATATCAAAAAAGAGTTTGGCTTTAGCCCTGACCTCGCCGATGCGTTGGCTTTGACATTTTTTGATCCATTGCCAGCAAAAATCAACACGATCAACTACGATGACGGAGGCGCATGGTGAAAGAGTGCCAAAATTGGGTAGATTTGGCAAAACAAATCGAGTATATTTTTGAGCGTATTGATGTGGAGCTGGTCAGAAAGGTGGCAACGCTTGATGATGAGGCTTTGCGTCTTTGTTTTTGCGTGATGATTTGCGAGTGGCTTAAGGGGGCAAAATTTATCCCTACAAAGCAAGCAAGGGTAAAACTTGCAACGGCTCTAAAACAAAAAGGGCTTAGCAAAAAAAGAGTGAGCGAGCTAGCAAATGTCAGCACAAGAACAATTTATAGACTAGGACACGACAATGACAAACGATGAAAGAATAAGCTACCTTGAGGAGTTGGTGCAAATAGCCTACAACGGCTACTCAGAATATAAACCATTTTTTGACAAGCTAAATGACGCTTATTTGCTTGTGTTAGAAAGCGAGCAGTATAACAGCCTCAAAGAGAGAAACAAAAGCAAAAACTACATACCAAAGCTAAATTCAAAAGCAAAAAGGATATATGACGGCCTAACCGAAACATATTTCAACAATGACACATTTGCAAAGTTAGAGCCATACATAAACTCAACGCATGATGTGATCGACAAGTGGCAAGAGGCACTAAATTTTTATTGTGACAAAATAAATTTGTATAAGATTTTTTCGCCTATTTTTTTAAAAGCTGCTTTTTCGGCAAGCTCGGTAGTAAAAGTGTTTTGGGGAAAAGATGAAGCAAAGATAGAGGAAATAGATATAAACGACATCTATTTTGATCCTGATGCCAAAAATACAGACGACATCCGCTATATCGTGCACAGAATTTACCTTACAACAAACGACATCAAAAAGCTAATCAAAAATAAAACATTTAAGCAAATTGATCTAAGCGAGAATAGACCTTATGAGAGAATTTGTCTAAATGAGATATATGAGCTAAACGACGATAAATGGAGCGTTAGCACGCTTTACAATAGCGAACTACTAAGAGATGAAGTAGAACTAAAAGACGGACAGCCATTTATTTTTGGCTATATGCTGCCACAAACAAAACGCAATACTGATCAAACGTTTGTTTGTGCTTATGGTGAGCCAGCTCTTGCTTCGTTGTTGCCTTTACAAGATGAGCTAAATGCGATCAGAAACTCAATTACAGACGTAACAAGAAACCAAGCAACGCCAAAGATCATTTTTGACCGAAGTGCGAGCATATCAAGAGCTGATTTAGAGCGCCCAAGCGGTGCGATTTTCGCTGATAGACCAGCAGACATCAAGATAGTGCCGCCTGGCGACATCAACGCTTCAATGGCTACACTTCAAGTGATCGAACAAGAAATGAGTGAGGTTAGCGGAGTAAGCCCACAGCAAAACGGGGCACCAACAACTAGGCAAGAAACAGCGACAATGGCGTCAATTATGGCAAATGAAGGTAGCGTAAGGCTTCAAGGGTATATAAGAACCTACAATGAGACCTTTTTTGAACCTATATTTGAACGCCTTGCATTCTTAGTTTGGAAATACGGCGACCCATTGTTTTTTGCAGGCTTTAACCGCGGAGAAGTACCGAGCTTCAACATCAACCTAAACACTGGTATAGGCGCGCTAAATAAAGAGGTGCAAAAGAAAAGTCTAATGGATGCAAGCCAAGTAATAGCAGCTCAATTTGGTATGTGCTTGCAACTGCAAGACGGCGAGGGCGCAAATAGAATGAAAGAAGCAAACGAGAAAATCTTACTCGAGCTTCTACCGCTATATGGGATAAAAGACCCAGAGAATTTTATCGGAAAGGAGAGCGAACTTGCTAAACAACTTAAGCCACAGGCTATTTTGCCAAGCGTGGCAGAGCCTATCGCAGAAGCAGGAGCTTTACCAGCTGACGCAATGCCAAGCGTTTAGGGATTTTTCAGAATATCTATTGGGGCTTTATGCGGCAAGTGTTACCGCTAGCCAAAACGAAAAGAATAGCGATGAAATGAGGTTAAGGGCGATTGAGAACATTAAAACTCTCGAAAGCCTTTTAAGTTTTTTTGAAAATTACAAAGAGGAGTAATAAATGACAGAGCAAGAAGCACTAAACGAGCTAACAGCCATAGTAAATGGAAATGAGCAGGCAGAGCCTGAAACAAACGAAGTGGTAGAACAGCCAGCAGAGGAAGCAAAGACTGAGCCAGCGACAGTGTCAGATGAGCCAAAGAAAGAGGAGCTAAATATAGACGCTATTAAGCAAGCACTAACTGAAGCTTTAGCAGCAAAAGAGCAATCAGCACAAGGGGTAAAACCACAACTTGAACCTGAAAAACAAGCCTTACTTGATAGCCTAGGTCTTGGAAATCTTGACGCACTAAAAGCTCAAATGGATCAAATCACACAAGCACAAGCAGCGCAAGCAGAGGAAGCTAGACGCCAAGCAGTCTTTGATAAAAATCTAGCAGAATTCAAGAAAGACTACCCAACAATACGCCCTGATGATCTAGCGGAGTTTGCAAAAGCTCACGGCATGAGTGATCTACTAGGCGAAAATTATGTGGGTTGGAAAGCAGTAGCAATGGGAATGATCAATGTAGCAAAAAGCAAAGAGAAACCAGACGAAATTTTAAGCGGCTCAAATGCAAGCAGTGAGCTATCGGCGTTTGATAGAGCTAAAAAAGGCGAGAACGTGAGCGATGTGGAATATGGCGCAGAGCTTTTGAAATTAGCAGGACTATAAGGAGGAAAAAATGAGTTGGGATTGGGGCGGAAGCAATATAACACAAGGGGCTGGCAAAAATGGCGATGGCTTTTTAAGCTGGCTTGGTGGCGGTGACGCTGGAGGCGTGCCTAATTGGCTAACAGCATTAGGAACTGGTGGCGCACTATGGAGCGCTTACAACCAAAACAAGGCAGCAAAACAAGCTTTTAAGCTCAATAAAGATGCTTACGATTTTAACAAAATGCTTTCTCAAAGACAGCTACAAAGGGAAAATCAAGCAAATCAAAATTTAGTCAATGCTTGGAACGCATCAAACTTTCACAAACAACAAGAGGACGAGGCTTACTAATCTAAGCCTCACAAAAAGGAGCGAAAATGCCGTATTTTAACCCAAACAAAGTAGATTTTAACTACAACACCAACACAATAGACGCAGTAGGTGCAACTGGTAGAGCGTTATGGGATATATATCAAGATAGCGTAAGAAACAACTTCACAAAACAAAGACTAGCGGAAGAGAATAGATCAAATTTAGCAAACGAGCAAAATAATATAGATAGGCTAAACGAAAACATACGTCACAATATGTCAACCGAAACTGAAACAGCGAACAATAACGCCATAACTCAAGGTTTCAAGCGTGACGAGCTTGGGTTAAAAGGGCAAGAGTTAGGGCTAAAAGCAAACAAGTATCAAAACGATGCCTACCACAATCAATTAATGGCGAATATTGCTATGCAAAATGCAAACACAAACGCAAATAGACTTAATTTTGACGTGCAAAAATATAATAGTGGGCTAAACGATGATGGGTTAGAGACAAATTTGGCCTTTGACGCAGCAGGATTTACTTTGCCTGATAACATAAAAGATCAAAGCCCTCAAGTGCAAACTAGATACAAAAAGGCTATTTTAAATATCAATAATCCAAAAAATGGTGTTAGTGCCTTGTTTGGCGATAACGCAGGGCTAAATGCAAATATCGCGATAAAGAAAAAGCAACCAACACAAAAAGAGAGAGATGAGATAGCAGGGATTTTTAGTTTATTAGATCAAGTAGTTGATGCAAAAAATAGCTTTACTGGTGGCGAGCAAGGTGGCATACAAAATTTAGGTCACTTTATCGCTAAAGGGTTTAATGCGCAAGACCCAAAAACCGAGATGTTTAAAAATAAAATAAAATACATAGGGCAAGGGGCAAAAGATTTGGTGGGATCTGGCAAGATGTCAAATATACAATATCAAGACTTAATGGAGGTTTTACCAAGCGCGAACTCTTGGACTGATACAAGTTATAGAGTAGATAGTGACGGCACTATAAATAGAGGGCTATCACAAATCACAAACAAAATACAAGCGTTAAAAGATAGTGGGATAGATACTGCGGATATAGAAAAAGCAGCAGCTGAGAAATATAAATATTATTTCGAAAATGGCTTTTTTAATCCTAATTTTAGAGAATTTGATGCAAGTGGCAAACGTATAGATAAAAGCAAACCGCAAGTACCACAAACGCCACAAGAGGGGCGAAGTTTGAAGAGTGAGAGAAACAATACACAAAAAAACTATGTAGATGCTAACGCACTTGGCATAAGTTTTAGATAGGAAGATAAAAATGGCTTGGATAAAAATACCTGAAAATGCAAAAGAGATGCAAATAGGCGGTAACTGGATACAAATACCAAATGGAGCTAAAGAGATGCAAGTCCCTGATGACTTGTTTTCTAAACAGCAAAATAGCAACGTAGCAACCTATGCTCCACCAGCACCTGATATGAGTAAAGCAGTAAATGCCACACCAAAAGAAAAGACGTGGTATGAAAAAGTTGGCGAATTTGCGGATGAAATCTCTCCACTAAACGTCATAAAAGGCGTTGGTAAAGAGCTTGGCGGAATGCTTGATTATTACCACTATGACGGAGCGAGTGGTGAAGATTTAGAAAAGAAAAAGGCAACTGAAGCACTAGCAAGAGCTAAACATGCAGGTGATGATAGAAATATTTTATCTCAAATGGCAGGTTATGAAGACAAAGAAAAAGCGGCAAAGGATAGAACAGAAAATTTACTTTATAACTGGGCCACAAAGAATAATTATGACGACGTAAGGGAGGCAAACGGCAAATATTATTTGCAAAAAGGGGATAAATTTATCCCAGTAGATGAGCCTGGTATCAGTGATAGTCTTTCAACATATCTAAACGAAATGGGCGTGCCTATGGGGGCAATAACTCTAGCTTCAGCCCTTTTGCCAACCAAAAAACTAAGCACAGCACAAAAAGCCATAAGCACAGCGCTAGCAACAGCTGGAGCAAGTGGAGCTGGAGCGGCTATGGATTTAATGGCTGATAAAAGAATACTTGGTGATGAGACGATAAATGGCGATGATTATTTAAAACACGCTTTGCGTGGTGCTAGTGATGATGCTTTGGTCTCGGCTCCACTAGCAGCAATGGCATCACCAGCGGTTAAAGAAGCGCTAAAAAAAGGGGCAAAAACAGCCTCTGACCTATCAGTTGTAAAGCCTCTTGCAAGATATGTGATAAATGACAATATTGGTGGGGCTGAAAAAGCAATAATGGATAAATTAGGCGGAGAGGCTAACGCAGCAGCAGCTCAAAATTTATCTAAAAATGCACTTGGCGATGACCTTTATAAGACTTTATTAAACGACGATCAAGCTTATACTTTGCCAAAAGTTGACAATGAAAAGATACAAAAAGGCATTAACTACGTAAATGATAATATCTTAGCTCCAGCCCAAAAAATAACAAGAGATATGATAAAGGGCGAGGGGACAAGAGAGCGAGAGATGGATCTGTTTTTAACTGCTCTTGGTAACGACGCCAAGGGAGCAGATATAATTGCCGATGCAGTTGCAAGAGACCCAAAAAGCTTTTCAAAAATTTATAAAATGTCAAGCGACTTAAACGCAGACGCAAAAAATGCTTTTCTTAATATGATAGAAAAGAAAAAGACAGCAGATATTTTAAGCGGATATGAAAAACGCACAAAAGATAATTTTGGCGAGGTGATAAATGCTCTTGATGATGCTTTTGTAGGCAAAGAAGCAAGTGCAAATTTGCTCCAAGCTAAACATGAACTTGGCACTCAGGCGTTAAGACTGCCAGCAGGGTATAAAGATAGCACATTGGAGCTATTAGGAAATATCAAAGGCTTTAAAGGGCTTAACGAAGTAAGAAACGTGCTAAGTGCTGATATGGCAAGGCTAACTGCTCCTGATGCTATCACAGCAGGCACTAAAAAAACACTTGGCAAGATGATAGAAGCAGTAGATAATGCAATAGACAATGTCGCCGAGCAAGCCTTTAGTAACCTAGCTCTTAGCCAAAAAGCAAAAGATGTTTTAAAACAAGCAAGAAGCGAATACGCTCTTTTTAAAGAACTTCAAAACTCTAAAATTTACCATGATGTAATGGGTGAGCTAAAGAGTAGTGGCGATATAA